ATCCTATAAACTGGCTACCTGATAATAACTATCAAAGATGGAGGGTTATGGCAGAGATGTGGTTATGTCAATCTAATGATGGTAAATATAATTGTGTTTGGAGGTCAAATGTTAATCACTATGTAGAAAGCTATCCAAAAAAATTATATGAATAATATGGATATAGTAGTTGCTAAATATAAAGAAGATATGTCTTGGATATCCAAGTTTGATAAGTCTAGGTTATTTATATATGATAAAAGTGACGAAGATAATGGATTTATAAACTTACCAAATTTTGGAAGGGAAGCACATACATATTTAACACATATAATAGAAAATTATGATAATCTATCTGAATATACTTGTTTTTTACAAGGAAACCCATTCGATGGCGCAAAAGGACATTTGAATAAAGATGCTGACTTTATTCAAAATTTTAATGAAGATATTGAATTTTACCCTTTAAGTTATTTATTGCAATGTGATTTAGATGGTAATCCTCATCATCCAAAGTTGGAAATTAAAAAAATAATATTTGATAGTTTTTTTAATAATTATTCAGAGTATTTAGTATTTGTTGTAGGTGCTCAGTTTATTGTTAAAAAGTCAGCAATTTTAAGAAGAAGAAAAGAACTTTATGAAAACTTGTTAAAAGAATTTGATAGAACAGATATTGATAACATTAACACCGGTGGAGGTGGTGGTACTCAAGGTAATAAAATGCCTTGGATAATGGAGAGAATTTGGTTATATCTATTCAATGAAAATTTTAAAACAAAATATGATGTATGATTATTTAATAGTTGGATCTGGATTGTTTGGATCAACATTTGCTTATGAAATGAATAAGATAGGTAAAAAATGTTTAGTGATAGAAAATAGAGACCATATTGCTGGCAACTGCTATACGGAAGAAAAGAATAATATAAACATACATACTTACGGCCCTCATATATTTCATACAAATGATAAAGTAATCTGGAATTGGATAAATCAATTTTGTGAATTTCATCCTTATAAACATAGTCCCAAAGTTTTATTTGAAGATAAAATATATTCATTTCCTATTAATCTCTTAACTCTAAATCAGATATGGGCTGTTAATACACCTGAAGAAGCAAAAGAAAAACTTAAACATGTTTCGATTCCTTGCGAGAATCCGGATAATCTTGAAGATTGGATATTATCACAAGTTGGTAGAGATATTTATGAAATATTTATAAAAGGATATACTAAAAAACAATGGGGCAAACATCCTAAAGATCTACCATCATCAATTATTAAAAGGTTACCTATTAGAACTAACTTTGATGATAATTACTTTTTTGATAAATATCAGGGTATACCGATTGGTGGATATACAAAAATATTTGAAAAGCTACTTGAAGGAATCGAAGTTAGATTAAGTACTAATTACTTCTCTAATAAAGATTATTTTAATTCGTTGGCTAAAAAAATAGTATTTACTGGTAAAATTGATGAGTTCTTTGATTATCGATTCGGTGAATTGGAATATAGGTCTCTTAGATTTATTAATGAAAAATTAGATAAAGAAGATTTTCAAGGATGTTCAATTGTAAACTATACATCAGAAAAGGTACCATATACAAGAATTACAGAACATAAACACTTTGAGAATTCAAAATCAAATTATACCTGGATAACAAAGGAATATCCTTTAGATTATAATAGAAGTTGTGTTCCATTTTATCCAATAAATGATGAAAAGAATAATAAAATATACAACCAATATAAAGAACTATCTAATCAATATCCAAATATAATATTTGGAGGGAGATTATCTGAGTATAAATATTATGACATGCATCAGATAATTGGATCGGCTCTAACAAAAGTAAAAAGAGAATTATCAAATGAGACAAATTAAAACAGGAGCCGGTGGTGAAGTCTATTCAAATCCAGAAGCCGATAGATTAAGTAGTCATTATGGTATTGATGTAGCTGACCAATTACAATCTATGTTATCTGATGAATTAACAAAAAGTATTGATAAAGAAATCCTAAGAAATTTAGGAATTGAACCTTATAGAAATAAAAGAAGAAAGAATTCTATTAATAAGATATTTAAAAACGTTGAATAATAGAAGGTAAAGAGCCTAATTCAAGTACTTTAGATTCATCCAATAGGAATACAATATCATAAAAGTTAAAGTGAAATGTTAAAGTAAATTCTTTGGCATTTACTTTTTGTTGTGAGTAGTTAAATGTATTATCAGAAAGTCCTTTAAGAATAATCTCATAGAATCTAATTACATAAATAGCATCTCGGTGTATATCAACAGAGGTAATTGTAAAAGGATTAACCCAATAACTTTCAACATCTAAGTAATGTTTATTTAAAATGTCAAATACTAGCCAATAATTTAAGTCAGAATCAACAGATCTAAAAGTAACTGTTAACTCATGAGTTGTTGTAATATCTTGAACATTTTTAGCAGGTTTGAATTGCCTTTCTTTGCCTCTCATGTTGGTTTGCTTAGGCATATCAAACCCAATACCAGGAAAGTTAACTGCTTTAATAGTTGAATTGATATAATCAATTACATTCTCATATTGAATCCAATTCTTTTCAAGAATTGGTGAATAAGAGTTAATAACTTCTTGTTTAAGAAAGTCACTTGGTAAATTAAATATAAACTGACTACCTTGACTCGATAAACGGATAGGATGTTGGATTAATTTTTATACTATTAAATAGTTTAGTTATTTTTACTAGATTTATTATATATTAAATATATTAAATCAATTTTGATTATCAATACTATCTCGGACCGCCTCGCATATTTGGCTTGTCATTACCTCCTAATCTATCTTCTTTTGTGCCTTTTGGTCTTAAAACATCACTTTTAAAATTAATATTAGAAGGAACTTTTATAAATTTGCCCGCATTAATAAGTGTGCTTCTCGTAATATCATTTAATTTAACAAAATCATCTAAATTCATTCCAATTATTGACGATAATACTTTTGGATACTGGCTTGATTGTAAAACATATTCTGTTGTATTTGTATTTTGATCTTGTGTAAATACACTAGTGTTTTCGATATTCATATTGGTTCTTTCTGTTCTCATATCAAAAACAGATCTCTGAGTATTGCCTGGTTTAAGAACTGGTGTTGATTCTTTAACTGGTCTTCTTGTTACAACAGCTGTTTCTTGTGGTAAGTTAGGATCTTTAATAATAGCAGGATTAGCATTGGGTGCTGCTTGACCAAGACCAGCAACATTAGCAGCGTTGTCGTATATTTTAAATAGTCCAGAATAAACAACGGATTTAACCGATTGTATATCACTAGTTATGTAAAATAGGTTAATACCAGATTCATATAACTTTTTAATATCAATAAATTTATTCTGAGTTATCTTAAATGCTAATTGACCAATATCTAAGTTAATTGATCCAGAATCTGTATAAAGGGGAAATTCAAAAGTGTTAGAATCATTTCTAAATGTTAATTTAATATCACCATATCCAGTCATATTTAAAAAATCTGGTTTATTATCATTACCATTAGCAATAGTAAATGTGATAATATTATCAAAGGGATAAATATTGATAATCATTTTCCCAATTCCATAAAATAAAGTATTATTAAGTGAAGTATTATCTGATCTACCAACTATATTAAACCTATCAACTAAAATAGGAAAAGGAACTTTAACAGTTTCAATTTGAATAATAGGTGTTGATACTTTACCACTCACTGCTTTTCGTTTGTTTATTCTACCCATTGAATTAGAAATACCAACTAATGATGGATCTATATTAGATTTAATATTATAAATCTTAGGTTTATTAGCATTTGCTAAATTAATCTTAGTTAAGTTTAGAGAGTATTTAGATACTTCATCTTGAAGCATACCATAAGAAGCTCTTCTTATGATATAAGAGTCATCTACAGCGTCTATTAGTCTCATTTCAACATCTACTATAGCAGTTGTCGTAGAGTACTTAATAATAGGTCTATATTCAATAGTTTCATTAAAATTATCATGAACAGTTACAGTTGTAGTTTTACCTCTAATATTTTGTTCATACATCGTTATATTATACTGAATATAATATCTATGTCCAATATTAAATGATTCCTCGATAAATTGATTGAATCCAGCAATAGTATCATTATAAACACCATATATTTCAAAGAAATCACCATTAATAGAGTGAGCAACAACTAATCCCAATCTTTCAAATTCAGGTGTTTGTGGAACTGTTGTTGTTGTTTTGGTAGATAATATATATGTGGTCACACCATTAACAGTTTGTATGTTATTAACAAACTGAAAATCAATAAAAACAGGAGATGTTATATTCAGTCCGGCACCATTTGTAAGATTAGCATTAATACTATTTTCTTTTGGAACGTTGTTGGTTTTTTGAGATGAAATATAACTTAAAGAAGGAATATTAATAGTTATATTTTTACCCCAAAGTTTTTCTTGAAAAAGAAGTGGTGGACTTGTAAAGTTTAATAAATATTGTTGACTGACATCAGTCATATCAAAGTAGAAGTTAGAAATATCAAATGTTCTGGTATTTATAGTATCAAATCCATAAACTTTAATATAGAAACCTAAGTATTCACCAAATGTCCAATTTATAGGAATATGAATTTTAATAGTATCATGTCTAACAGGTATTCCAGAGGAATACTCTTTTAATTGTAAAAATGAGTAATAGGATGGATTTACTTTAGCATATTTCTGAGTTACTGAATCAACTTTAAATAATTGATTACCTATTGTATTACCGGTAATAGATGAAGGACCAGCTATATAGGATTGTCTCCTATCTCTTGAATCAACTAAAACATCATAAGACTCACTTATTAAGTTACCATCATCATAGATATATTCAAGTAAAACATCTTTGTCTAGTTTTACAAACTTAGAATTTTTTGCCATTATATTTCATTACTTTTTTTTCTATTTTCAATAATTTATAAAAAGCTCTTAGGTCTTTAAAATCGTTACAGATGATATGCTTTTTATTCATAACTTATATATTAAAAAATATATCTCTTTTAACTAAAAAAACCTTTCTTATTAAGAAAGGCCTTCTTTTATTAATCTGTCTTGTACTTTTTCTACAATTTGTTCCTCTGTTAGATTTGGATGTCCATTTAAAATTTGACCATATAGTGTCATTTCCTCCTTAGATAATTTTTCAATTTCTGAATTGATAGGTCCTATTAGACTTTCTAATCTTTTGCCCTCATCTTCTACTTCATCAATTATCTTTAATAATTTTTCAAAGATTTCGGCTTCATTTCTATTAGGTTTAGTCTCTTTTAATTCATTTTGATAACTATCTATCTTTTTAAGAGTAACGTCTAATCTCTCTGAAACTTGTAATGCTCTAGATCTATAAAGATCCATATTGTTCAATAACTTTAAATATGTTCTTCTTATAGAAATAGCTTTTTGTAAATATTTTTCATCAACCATTATTTGGTGTTTCTTTTTTAGCTCTAGGTTTTCTAGTAGTTGGTTTTTTGGGGGTTTCAAGGTCTTTTGTTAAAACTGGTTCCTTTTCAATACTAAGAGGTTCATGTTTTTCAACTTTTTCATTATGTAGTTGAGTAACTGAATCAGTTATCTGTGAGTTAATATCTTTAATCCCAACTTCAGCACCATAAACAACTTCTTTAATCTTTTGTCTAATCATATCTTCTATCATCTGCGGATTTTTAAGTAAGCTATTTGTAAATTCAGATGCCAAGAAGTCAATAATACTTGTGTTATAAGAATCTTCCATCATTTCAATAAAATCTGGACGAGGAATTTTATTTTTTATCTCTAAAGAAATTGAAAATTCTTTAGATCTTTTCACATTCTTAAACATTGTAATAATTGGATCTTCAACCATTTGAACAGGTTGTTGAACAGGTCTTTGAGTTTCAACTCTTGATTGTTCTCTATTGACTTCAATAGTTTGAACTTCTTCAGCCTCTGGATTTAATAACTTGTTAAATGCTTTATTTTGTCTATCTACATCATTTTGGTTAGGTGTAGTAACTCCATATTTTCTAGCTAGCTCAGCTCTTTCATCTTCTTCAGTAGTCATTAATATAGCACTTTCATTCATAGATGGTTTAGTAACAAAATTATCATTGCCGTCAACATTAATAACAACCTCACCACCAACATCATCTCTAATCTTATCGACTGGTATATTTTTAATTTTTTCAGCTAAGGAATTATAAGCACCTTGAGTGTTGAAAAAATTAGAAACATCAATTTGTTCTGTGTATAAATCAGTGTTTAAAATATTTGAAACTTTTTCCTTTCCTTTATTTTCAAGAACAGCAATATTCTCAAATGAATCAATAACTTTTATTGATTCACCTGTTCTATTGTTCTTAAAGATTTTATTTGATAAATCCATCTTTGAGTATTTTTTAGAGCAAGGGTTCTGATTTGAACAGAATCTCAGTACTGGAAGTACTACACATTAACTTATGCTAACCCTGCGTTTTTATTTATATATCTAATTTAATAAAAGTTGGAATTTTAATTTACCACAATTATATATTTTATAAATTCCCATTGATTTTGTTATGGAATTCTCACTACCAGTAGTATCAATTAATCTCTTTTTAAGTTTACTCTTAGTGAATTGTTGTTTGTTTATTCTCTTTCCACTTACCAAATACTTGGATTTTCTACTAAAAAAAACGTCACTATTAATAACAAAATTATGATTTAAGTTCCTATCACAATTAAACTCTGATAAATTATTACCCAAGTATCTAATATAGTTAGCGTTCTTTGATATGATAAAATTATCTTTTCTGTATTTTTCATCTGAAAATAAATCATATAATTTACTTTCTTTAAATTTTAGAGTTTTAAAATAACTATCAACTCCCCATTTTTCTATCATTTTATTCTTTAATATTTCCCTAGTTTGGCTAAGAAACATTATATTATCAACTCCCCATTTTATTTTAACAGTCTCCTTTTGTTTGTCTTTAACACTATCCGTTTTTGACGGGTGACAACCATACTTTTGTAAATTAGTCTCTTTAACCTTTTCTTTTATAGTTTCTGAACATGATGAATTTGTCGCTCCCCATCTTTCTAAATTAGTTGATATTACTTTATTCATTAGAACACATGATTGATATGTATATCCTCCCCATCTCTGTAAATTAGTTTCTCTTATTTTATCCTTAAATTCTTTTACTTGAGAAACATATTCAAATCCATATCTTTCTAAATTAGTAATGATTCTTTTATCATTAATCTTTACAAGATCCGACTCACTTATGTTGTTCCAATATTCTTTAGATTTTTTTGAAATATCATCTCTCCTTTCAATCATTTTCATCCTCTTTGATTCTATTATAGATTCTATTTGTGAAATGTGATCTACTCCCCATTTTTCCTTTGTTGTTTTTCTAGACTTTTCCTTTTTTGAATCCAATTGATTAGTTGACTCAACCCCATATTTTTCTAAATTGGTTTCTTTGGACTTCAAACAACCACATTTTATAGAACAAGAAAACTTATTATTTATTGATATATTTTTATTATATTCTTTATAGGAAATTTCCTTTGTATTTATACAATAATCACACTTAGCCTCAATTTTAACATGAGATCCATGTGGTAAATCCGATATTTTAATTTCTATATATTTTTCAGATATATCATATCCCAATTTATTATAATATTTGCTACTTTTAACTAAAATTTTATTACTTAATATCATATGATATATATTAAATTTTTGGTACTCCCTTTATAGTAATCTATTAAACAAAAAAATCCCCAAAAGGTAATTTTTGGGGATTTTTATTTACTTATTATCAGTATCTTAAATATCTGCAAAGAAGTCATCTTCAGTTTCTGAACTTGAACTTGTAGTAGCCGCTGTTTTTGTGAAGTTATCTTCAAATTCAAAATCATCAGATGATGGTTTTGACTCTTGTTTAGAGAAAGAAGAAGAAGCTTTACCAGTTAAGAAGTTTGAAATCTCAGTGATTTTAGCTTGTTGCTCATCAGTTAATTTTTTAGGAGAAAATTCTTCTAAATCGTGTTCACGTTCTAATAAGAACTCTTTAATTTTACTTTGAACAGAAGCTTCAATTTTTCCTTCATTAAGAGGGGCATTTTTGAAAACTCCTTTCTCTTTAAAATAAATCGGAAGAGAAGTAGTTTCTGGTTTGAACATACTCATCTTGTAATCAGGATATGTTTCGTCACCAGTTTGGATTTCTTTTACCACCAATACGAAGTCTTTCCCAGAGTCTAAACTGAATACGTTACAACCTACACCAGAGATTTCACCATTCTTTTCAGCCATGATTTTATCTTTAATTGTTTTACCGTATTGGAAGATTAAAATCTTACCAACTAATTCTGGTTGTTGTTCGTCTTCAATAACTAAAACGTAAGAGTAGTATTTCTTAGAGTACTTTAATTGTTTTGACTTTTCAATCAAAATCGCATTTTTTGAATTCTGCATTGTGTAATACAAATCAGTCAAAGGACACTTCTCATTGAAGTTTTTTGGTGAGTCGAACCAACCTGCTAATTCTCTTGGTTGTTTAATATCAACATAGTGAGTAACTTTCTCAATTGCTGATTGACCAACTTTACCGTCTTTGGTCAAATTAGGAAGTAATCTTACTACAGATCTCCATCCTCTTTTTTTGTCTTTCACTTTTGAAAGATCAACACGATAAATACCATCGTTGTTGTTGTTTGTTTTTGCCTCATTAAGGAAGTCCATCTTGCTGTCTAGTCCTCCATTAAAGAGGTCGTCTAATTCTTGTGCCATAATTGCTTTTTATTTTTTTGTTTATATCAAATACTTTATTGTATCTGATTATTATTTATATTATAAGATTGAAAAAAGTTGTTGAGTTATTTTGAAGTATTTTATTAGAATAAAAAAAGTGTGGAATTTATAATAAAAACCACACTTATATAGAAAATAATTTCAAAAAAGTTTAATTAGAAGTTTAGTAATATTTTTACTGTATAATCATAGATATCCTTATCATCATCAAACTGTCTATCGAATCTTGCCATATCAAATACCACTTCTTTATAATCAAGTGTTGGTAAAACAGATTCTAAAGCATCATCTATCATTAACTCTATCTTTTTAAGATTAATACCTCCAGAGGCAATTGAATTATCTCTATTACCAATCTCAATAACAACAGCTGGTACATACATACTAATTATCTTATCAATAGAATATTGTTTTTTCTTATCTATATCATGTTGATAGATTGTAACTTTTCTACCTTTGTAATCATCTGTATCAAATTCAGCACCTGATTTAATACCCATTTCTTGATAATCATCAATATTAAAGTTTTGACATTGCCATTTTTTATCAGTTACATAATAACTCCCATCACTTTGTCTTAACATCATATTGGGCCAAGTGCCAATATAAAGTGTCGGAAAAACTATATCTTTTAGAATATGAATAATTATTCTTAATCTATCTTTTGAATCTTTATTTTTTACTGTAACTAAACCATTATACTTATTTCTATCTGGTTTATTATAGTTCTCTACATCACCATAAGCAACACAACACATAGTCCATTTATCTTTACTAGAAGGTATTTGGTCATAAACATCATACATTCTCATATGAATTTCTTCTTCATCAACTTTCTTTAAGGCTTCAAATATTCTATCAACATTATTGACAACTTTTTCATAATAACCTTCGCCAATAAAATGATCAGACCATTTCTTTAATGATGATTCATTCACTACTTGATTTTGAGTTCTGCTCCATTCCCAAGATTTAAGATCTTCAATCCAATCGTGAATACCATAGAGATTAGATTCTCCTTTAGATTCAAATATTTTATATTTCTTTAAGTATTTCATTCTAAGTTAAGTTCTTTTAATATTTCTGTTATTTTATCAAGTCTTATCATTATTGACTCATCTTCAAACCAAGATTCGCTAGCTTCTGATTCATTTGTATCAAGTTGAGAATAAAGATTCATTACGCCTGTTATATCTGTCAGTTTGAAATTATTACTTTTAGGGTTTAATAGTATATTTAAGTTTTCTAATAGGTTTAGATTATCATCCCACAAAACTTCATAATCAGTTGTAAAGTATTTACTTATTATCTGTTCAGATGCTTCTGATTCTTCTAAAAACGATTTTAGTTCATTCCAATTTGTATTTAATGATGGTTTAACATCTCTGTCTAATTCATGAACAAGTGATGTCATATAATAAGCAATTGATGGTCTATCCATCTCTTCCTCTGTAAAATCTTCATCTTTTGGTAGATTTGAAAAACAATTCCAAAAATCACCTCTATCACCAGTGGCTACCATAGTATCATCAAAAGGAATAATAACATAATCAACTGATCCAGAACCATGTGACAATGCTCTATATGAAGAAGCACAAATCAAAGATTTGTTTCTTCTGGGCCAGTCTTTCCAAGATTCTAAATTAGAGATTAGTAAGTTGTGATAGTTTTTAGAAGCATAAGGAGCAATTCTATCTTGTGATGAAATCTTTGGATTAACTAATAAAAAGTCACCACGATTTTCATCTTTTCTATAAATTAAACAATCTTCAGTATATTCTTTTCCCCAATTAAGAAATTTCTTACATTTTTTCGTAAGTATCTCAATTACTTCGTCTTTTGCCAAAGTAGTAGTATTTAGACTTTCATTTATGCTCTTTAAATGTTTCATTTACTTGATTTAATAACTTTTATTCTTTCAGATTGATATTTCATAATATCAACTTCTTGATTCTCCTTTAAGAACTCAACTATCTTTTGATACATCTCTATGGTTATCTTTACATCTGTTAAAGCATCATGATAGTTAGTCATATTAATTCCAAGAGCTGGACCTACTTTAGACATAGAAGATGAGATTAAACCACCATCTCTTGTTGACTTTCCAATAAAATCAATCATATCTTTATATTTAGAATCTCCTTCAGATAATTTTTGTAAAAGTGGTAAGTAGTATAATTGAATTAACATCTTAGTATCAAATACTTCATTCTTAATTTTATGACCATATCTACCAGCCAACATAGCCATATCAAAACCTGCGTTCTGTGCTATTAATAAACAAGGTTCATAGTTACCAATCCAATCAAAGAACTGATTTAATATCTCTTGTTCATTTTTATATTTGTATTTACCTGAACCATAATGATTGAATCCTAAAACCCATTTAGTTCTATCTTCTGGTGTACTAAATTTAGATTTAGTTTCATCAGTTAATTTAATCTTCTCATCAAACAATCCTAATTCGTTAAAAGTATTTGAAGCAAAATTATAATCTGTTGATAAAGCAGATACTTGAGTTAATTGTTGTTGTTTAGGACCACCTAATCCAGTTGTCTCGGTATCTATCCACAACCAAGGCATTTTTGATTTAGATTCTAACCATTCTAATATTTGTGGAATAGTTTTATACCACATCTTATTTTCATTCAATGATTCTACTAAACCACTATTATATTCAAATTCTGTTTTTGTACCATCAGGCATTGAATATGTAATCTTATTGACATTCTTAACTTCGTATTTATAATCAGGTTTAACATATTTCTTACCCATTCCTTTCTTAACATAAGCAATAGTAATATGCGGTTTGTAATCAGGAAATTGGTCTGAATTAGGAAACTTAGATAACTCATCATGTAAATGTTGTAAAGCACCATCTGGGTTTACATTAAACTTAACAACATCAAATTTATCATTTTCAAATATACCAACACCATTAACTTCTATATTAATATCATCAGTGAATCCTTCAAATACAGATTTAACTTGGTCTTCTGTTACATCATCGTGTAAACCATATAATATAGTAAGATGTGGATTTTCTTGAACACCTTTAGGATCATCATTTTCATCACCATAAAATATGTCTTCCGGATCAATAGATGATGTTATTTCATTCCAGTTACTTACAGGAACTTCAATCATAACACATCCATATTTATGACCGTTAATTGATTCTTTTATAAATTGTATATAGTTTTTAATTATCATATTCTACCTTGTATTATTATTCTTCTTTCACCACCTCTATTATTATATGAGAATCTAAAATCAATTCCAGTTTCATCATGTAATCTTTTTACGGCAACTAAGAAATCTTTACCATCTTCGCTATCTGTTTCGTCTTCATTCATTTCCCAATTAATTGAACCATCTGATTTAATTTCACCGGTAATATCAATGTTTTTTTCGTAAGGATTTTTATTTAGAGTCCAGTTTCTTGGATCAGATTCTTCTTTATTCATCATTCTACAATTGAAGTTTGGATTTTGCCAAACAGATATACCTGGATAAGAAACATCTGATATCCAGTACCAACCATTATCTTCAAATTCTTGAAAACAATCTTTAATTGTATCAAGAACCTGCTTATAGATTTGATTTTCCATTGATTCATTAAAACTTTTAAGATATTTCATATATCTATATATATTATTTGGTGTAATCAAAATTAATTTATATCTTTGTATTGTTAATTTCTTCTTAGATAGAATTTAATTGGTGACACAAGGACGGACTCGAACCCAGATTGTTAAACAAATTAAATTAAAGAATTATGAGTAATTTTAAAGTATCTAAAGAAAGAATCGAGCTATTCGTTCACCCAAACGCAGAAGCTCTCGAACTAGGTAAGGTTGGTTCATACCAAGTAGTAGTTCAAAAAGGTCTTTATGTGACCGGAGACGAGGTAATCTTCGCACCTGAAAAATCTGTTCTAACCGGACAGCTTAAAGCAGAGTATGAAAAATACCTTTCTGGTCCTAATAAAGACAGGGTAAAGGCAGTTCGTCTTAGAAATGAAATCTCTTCTGGGATTATCATTCCTAAACATTTAGTTCCAAACTTTGAAAGCTACACGGTTGGTGTAGATATTTCTGAAGACTTGGGTATAACTAAATACGAACCACCAATTCCAGTTCACTTGGCTGGAAGTGTGACACGATTTGAAATGTCACACATTGGAAATCACGACTGTGAACATGCGAATGTTTATGTCAATGATTTAGTACCAGGTGAAAGAGTTGTTATCACTGAGAAAGTACACGGTTCTCAATTCATCTTAGCACATGAGATTGAAACTGAGAAAACGATTGTAAGTTCTAAAGGTATGTTAAAAGCCGGATTGTCTTTACAAGATGAAGAAGGAAACACATACTGGATGGCATCTAAAAATGATAACATCGTTGGTAAGATTAGAAATAGTTTTACAGAAGGTGTTGTTCAAGTGTTTGGTGAAGTTATTCCTGTTCAAAAAGGATATAACTATGGACAAACAAATCCAACCGCAAGGTTGTTTGATGTTAGGGTAAATGGTAAATCTATCCCTTACGATATGGTACCTGATGAATTGAGAGCGTTGTGGGTGCCAATCATTTACGATGGTACTCTTAACTTAGAATCTAAAGAAGTAGTTCTTTACGAAGATGAGTCAAGAGGAATCCGTAAGACAAGAGTTGACTTCATCCTTCCAAAAGATGTCGTAGAACTTTGTAAGGGAAAAGAGTTAGTGTCTGGTAAAGAATTACATATCCGTGAAGGTGTTGTACTTCGTCCTTACATTGACCGTGATGCTAAAGATGGTACTAAACTTAGGTTGAAAATCATCAACCCGGCATACAAAGAAACCGGAGAGGAAATTAACTAAAAGAAAAACCCACTCATTTGAGTGGGTTTTTTTATTCTTCGTCTTTATAAACTAATTTAATTTCGTCTTCCCAGCCTTCTGGTAGTTCTTCTTCTGGTTCTGTATCAAAACCAAAGTCCATACCTACTAAATAATTCATAACTGAATCGATCATAATATCGTCAGCTCCTCTTTCTCTCATATAAGCTTCATAGTCTTCTACTGTGTAGTAACCTTTTTCAGCTTGAAGTTTCTTTAATTCTGCTAATATACTTACAGCAATATCTTCGTGAATATCTGATGATTGTCCGTAAGCTTCAAATGTTTTTAAGTATTTCATAAATATTAATTATTTTTATAGACCAAAGAAACTATGGTCATCTGAATCTGAGTTTTCTCTAAGATGTTTTATTTCAGCATCTGTTAGATTGTGAATGACCCATTTAGCACCGTTTATAAAAGCGGCATTTTTAGTCATTGTTCCAAAACCTCTAAGACTATAAGCAGCGTCTTTAATTTTAGATTCAATATCTTCTGTATTCAAAGTAGGTGTTTCATCATTCTCCATAGCTTCTTCATCTCTTAAAGTTTCATCTAAGATAATTTGTAAGAAGTTATTAGGATCAGATATACGACCACTGTTAATAACTTGTTGAAGTTCTTCAGATCTAAATGTTAATTCATTACATAAATCACCTAATTCAGAAAGAATATCAGTATTAGAAGGTTCATCACCTTGTTCTAATTCACTTTCATCATAGTTGATAATAGCATTAGCCAATTTAATGAACTCTTCAATTCTATCAAATGATGCTTCGTTAAATCGTTTTAAGTATTTCATATTATTTCTTCTTTTTTGATTCACCTGAAAATGGACTTAACAAATGTTTTAAGTTCCAAGAAGGTACAAATTTTTTATTGTGTTTTTCATAATCTTCATATGATTCAATACCAGAATCAATTGGATTTTGAATATATTGAATATTAGCACCTTGTTTATTCATATCAGATATTCTATTACCAATATCAGTTTTAGCTGACATCTTCATAACTTTTTTTAATTGGTCTACTGTTTGTTGACGAGGCAAAGATTCATTAGTTTCAGTTACTACATCAACTGTGCCGTCTTCGTTAAATTGTGCTAACCAAGGGCTATCACAGATACTAATAGATTGACCTACTAATTCTTCGTTGATATTTTCTGGTCCAAACTCTTTAACAGTTTTAACACCATCATTATCAATAACAAAGTGAAACTCATCTCCTTTGTTCTTATCAATAAGACCTTTGATTCTACCTGATACAGATATGAATTCGGTAACACCGCCATAAGGTTTTAGTCGAGCTCTTAAAATTTTCATAACATATATATTAAAAATAAAACCCACTTTTTTGAAGTGGGTTTTATTTTTTTGAATTTAATTTAATTAAAAATCATCATCTAAGTTATCAAAGTCAATAGCCTTATCAGATACTTTTTGGTATTCAGCAACTCTCTTCTCGAAGAAGTTAGTTTTACCTTGTAATGAAATCATATCCATAAAGTCAAAAGGATTTTCAACATTATAAACTTTTTGACAACCTAAAGCTTGTAACCAGAAGTCAGCTGTAAACTCAATATATTGTTCCATTAGTTTAGAGTTCATACCAATTAAAGAAACAGGTAAAGATTCTGTAATGAATGTTCTTTCTATATCAACTGCTGAGCAGATGATTTCTTTAATCCTTTCTTCTGATACTTTATCTTTAATATATCTGTTATGTAACAAACAAGCAAACTGACAATGTAAACCTTCATCTCTTGAGATTAACTCATTAGAGAATGATAAACCAGGCATTAAACCTCTTTTCTTCAACCAAAAGATAGAACAGAATGATCCTGAGAAGAAGATACCTTCAACAGCAGCAAATGCAATTAATCTTTCATCAAATGAATCAGACGCAATCCATTTCAAAGCCCAATCAGCTTTTTCTTTAATAGATGGGAAGTTATCAATTGCATGAAACAATCTATCTTTTTCAGCTGAGTCTTTGATATAAGTATCAATTAACAAAGAGTATGTTTCAGAGTGAACATTCTCCATAGCAATTTGGAAACCGTAGAAAGATTTTGCCTCTGGATACTGAACTTCTTTCAAAAAGTTCTCAGCTAAATTCTCATTAACAATTCCATCACTAGCGGCAAAAAAAGCCAACACCATCTTAATAAAGTGTTTCTCGTTATCATTTAGCTTTTCATTCCAATCGGTTAAGTCTTGAGCTAAATCAATCTCCTCAGCTGTCCAAAATGAATGTTCAGCGGTTTTGTACATTTCCCAAATATCGTGATATTTTAAGGGAAACATTACAAATCTGTCTTTGTTTTCTTGTAGTATATGTTCCATTATTTTAAATTATTTTATTTTTTTTATATGAGTATTTATTAATAAAGTTTTTTCTTCTCTTTGGATTTTTTTAGTAGGAGTGATGGTAAAGTTTATATATAAATTATGTTTAATAACTCATTTGAAATTGAAAAAGAATATAATATTTATCTATCTAAGATAATCATTCACTCAGTTAAGGATTCTTGGGTTCTATCTAACTTACCGAATCTTTATAAATTTATTTTAGATAAAAATGGAGTAAGTATATCTGAAAAAATATATTTATTAAGTAATAAAGATGGTGAGTGTTTGTCTTGTAAAAAGAAAACTAAATTCTTATCTATATCAAGAGGGTATAGAGAATATTGTTCAAAATCTTGTTCTAATTCAGATTTGAGTCTTATAGAAAAAAAATTAATAAATTATAAGAAAAATAACCTAAATAAGTATGGTGTTGAGAATACATCAGAGTTAGATTCTGTTAAAAGTAAAATATCTCTATCTAAATTAAACTTAGATTACAATGAAATAGATATAAAGTCAAAAAAGACTTTTGTGGATAGGTATGGAGTTGATAATATATCAAAATTAGATATAATAAAAGATAGAAAGATAAAAACTACATTAAAAAACTACGGTGTTCAAAACCCATTTCAATCTGAAGAAATAAAGAATAAGATTAAAAATTCAAATTTAATAAAATATGGTGTTAATCACCCGATGAAATCAGATGAGATAATAAATAAATACAAAGAAACATCTCTATATAAATGGGGAGTCGATAACTATACAAAAACCGATGAATATAAAAAAATAATGTTTGATAAATATCACAATTGTGATATAAAAACAAATTTAAACAGTGATATTAACTATATAAAGTATATTGGATTTGGCAAATATGAGATGAATTGTGATTGTGATAAAGAACATAGTTATATTACAAACTCACATTTATATCATGCTAGAAGGGGTATAAACAATAAACAATGTACAGTTTGTTATCAAGTGGAAGATACTCAATCTTTCAAGGAAACTGAAGTATTTGAATTTATAAGTTCTATATATAATGGCGAAATTATTAGATCTTATAGAGATGGATTAGAGATTGATATTTACTTACCTAATCTAAATATTGGATTTGAATTTAATGGTCTTTATTGGCACTCGGAATTATTTAAGCAAAAAAACTATCATTTAGATAAGTTAGATCATTTTAGAAAAAGAGGTATAAGAATTATAAATATTTGGGAAGATGATTGGTCCTTTAAATGTGATGTAATAAAAAGCCAAATAAGAAACTGGATAGGAATTTCTGATAATAAGATATTTGCTAGAAAATGTAAAATTGAGGAAATTAAAGATGTTAAATTAATAAAGTCATTTTTAAATGATAGTCATATACAAGGTTATGTTTCATCCTCATTAAAAATAGGCCTCTTTTACGAAGAGACCTTAGTTAGTTTAATGACATTTGACCATTTTGAAGGTCGTAAGAAAATGCAAGATAATGAGTGGAATTTATCCAGATTTTGTAATAAATTAAATGTTAATGTTATTGGTGGTGCTTCTAAATTATTAAACTACTTTATTAAATTAAAAAAACCTAAAAGAATTATATCGTTTGCTGATAAGTCTTGGTCAAATGGTAGCCTTTATTTCAAATTGGGATTTGAGTTGTCATCAACTAGTTATCCAAACTATTCATATTTTATTGATAAAAGAAGAGTTAATAAACAAAGATATAAGAAGTCTAACTTAGTTAAAATTGGATATGATAAATCACTTTCCGAATCTAAAATAATGGAAGATGAATTTGGTTCATATAAGATATTTGATTGTGGTCAATTAAAGTTTGAAAAGAAGATTTAATTTATTTTTCATTTCAATTGTTTAAAAAGCGAAAACACCGAGTAGCGAATTCGGTGTTTTCTATTAGCGTAACTAATACCGGTCCTAAAGAGTGGGCGCTGGGCCCCCGGTTAATTAGTTATATATAAAATTTATAAACTTTCTTCTATCTAATCCATAAAACATAAGTAAATAAAATCAAAATAATTTAAAAATGATTAAACACGAAATTAAAGTTGAGTTTTCAAACTCAGAAGCTCTTAAAACAATTATTCAAAAAGCCTACTTTGAAGAAGGTCAAATGGGTAAGATTTTGGGAAAGAACCATTTCATTACGGTTGACGAATCAACAGATGATGTGGCTTACACAATTTTCAAAGGTTTAAACAGTGCTACAGCAAAGATAACTAATGAAGAAGTTATTGATGGTGCTATGAGATTTATGATTGATGAGACTCAAGGTGAGATTAGACTTTATCCAATCTCTATTTACTGCATTCAAGAAGAAGAGAAATATATCTTCTATTAAAAAATAAAATCTATTTATGAAATTTGATTGGAATGATATTGTAATAGTTCCGGAGGTATTAAGTAATATTTCATCCAGAAGTGAAGTAAATCCATTTGTTGGTGATAAATTACCCCTTTTTACCGCACCGATGGATAAAGTAATTGATGAGAATAATATATTTATTTTTGAAGAAAATAATATAAATATCTGTTTACCGAGAAATGTTAAATTTGAAAAAGTAAAAAATGACCACTTTTTTTATTCATATGGACTTAATGAGATAATTTCTATATTAGAATCTGGTGAAAAATTACCAAAAAAAGTCTTAATTGATATTGCTAATGGTAACATGATGAAACTTTATGAAACATCTAAAAATCTTAAAGAAAAATATGGCAATCAAATTGAATTAATGATAGGCAATATCGCCAATCCCGATACATACCGGGAGTATTGTAAGATTGGTGTTGATTATATAAGAGTTGGTATTGGTGGAGGATCGGCTTGTACGACCTCTGCCAATGTCTCAATTCACTATCCAATGGCTTCACTGATAAGTGAATGTGCTCAATATAAATCTGAATTTGAAAATCCAACTAAAATTATTGCTGATGGTGGATTCAAAAACTTCTCAGATATAATTAAAGCTCTGGCTTTAGGTGCTGACTATGTAATGTTAGGGGGTATTTTCAACAAATGCTTAGAGAGTTGTGGTGAAAATTATATAGAAGTTAATAGAAGTTTTAAGGAGATAACAATTCAAGAAGCCACAGAATATTTTAATGAAGGTGGTGAGGTTCATAAATACTATCGTGGTATGTCAACTAAAGAAGTTCAAAAATCTTGGAATAGACATGAGTTAAAAACTGGTGAAGGTATTACTAAGTATAATAAAGTTGATTATACATTAGCCGGTTGGTGTGAAAACTTTACTGACTATTTGAAATCAGCTATGTCTTATACAAATAGTAGAAATCTTAAAGAGTTTATTGGCGAAGTTAGGTATGAAATGATTACTCAAAATTCATTCAACAGATTTAATAAGTAATTACATCCATCTTTGGATGTTACCATATATATCAACTATACAGGTTTTACCATCTTTTTTTCTTATTATTATATCATTTCCTTGAAATCTCGCTTCTACGCCATCATTTGATAAAACTCTTCTTACAGATCCGTTTAAATCTTTAAGTTCGACTTTACCATCTGTCTTAGTTACTAAGAAATTAGATGTAGCGTCATCAAATGTACCAAAGGAAACATTTTCTGAAATTCTTCGACCAGTGTTTCCCCATTTATCGCATATATAAAGCGTTTTATTTATTATTTTATAATTCATTATTTTATATATATAAATATTATGATAGTTGAATTTAATAAATTCTCAGGAAAAGTAAAAATTAATTCTTTAGATAAAGAAGAAGCTATTGAATTAGTTAGTGTTATAACTGAACTAAGACCTTCTTTACCTGATTTATCTGAAGATGTATCTAAGTTGATTGATAATATAACTTATTATCTATCAGAAGATGGTAAATATAAAATCTCTGTTTATTTTAGAGAAAGTGATGTTTATCAAAATGAAGATGGTACTACAACTTATGGTAAGTTCAAGTCTTTATATAAAGTAAATATTGTTAAATTAGAAGGTGAGTTTCAGATAGGTGATATAAAAGAGTATGTTACATTAACATCAAGTATCATTACAGAGGTTTATCCTGAATCTAAGGTGATAATTAAAGTTAATGATGAAAGAGTATCATTGGATGATTTTAATTCATTAGACGATAACACAACCATTGATAATCTGAAACTTGTTATTAGAATTATTTAAATTTCCAAATAAAATCACTACTAATTTTGTTATTCCTCTAAAACCGATTTTTTATATTTCCATATATACCCACCACAAGTTTTGTATTTACCTTTGCAACAATTTATAATACCTTGTGATAATATACCTAGTTCATTAGAAGCCATTTTAACATTATCATATTTTGCTAATAATTTATTATTCAAATCAAATTGATATATTTCTCTAAATTTATCTGATCCACCTACATACTCAACTGGTGTTAAATCACCTTCAAATCTCCAAACAAATCCACCAACCATTCTAAAAATGTTTTTACAACACTTTGATATATTTCGTTGTTCCAAATTATTAATTTTAGCAGCATTATTTATTGATGGGTAAATATCTATTAAATTCATATCAATATCATATTTATAAACTGATTTAGAATTTTGTATTAAAATATCTTTTAGTTTCTGATCTTCTGTTTTAGAATCCTCATATCTCTTATTAGATATTCTTAGTTTTTCTCTTTCATATTCACTTTCAAATCTCTTGATAGATGATTTACTTATTGAAAATTTAGTTGATTCTGAGAGTATTTTTTTAAATATTTTATTTCTTTCTAAGTGTGAATAACTCATTTTTTTCCGAGTTTCATCTGACATTTTCTTGTTTTTATTTCCACCTGATGCCATATTAGTAAGAGGGTGCCCTTCTGATTTATATTTATCAATCCAATATATTTCTCTTTCACAAACATCATCATATGATGATATATCATCTTCAATAGATTCTATTAAAGGTTTTAATCCTTTAGATTTTAATTGATTAATCCAATTAGATTTATGAGATTTAGATTTCTCAGAACAATGAGATTTTAATCTTTGTTTTAAGTCGTTAAATGTTAGTCCAATATATCTAATTTCATTAGATATTGGATCTATAAGTTTATAAATAGTATATTTAATCTCTTCCATATACTATATATAATTTTTTCTAACCTCCCTGTGTTAAAAAAAATTATTTCTTAACCATTATAAAGAAAGAACTCGTACTTTGACCTTTTACTTCTTCTTCAACTTCTTTTACTTCTTCTTTACCTTGAGAAATCAAATCAGCACTATTGATTTTTATAGAACCTGGTAAGGACCAATCGTACCGACCAAGCAGATTACCCAATTGTTGTTTACAATACCCAACTACATATTTAAAGAAAAGGTCATCTCTGAATAAGTTTTCTTGTGGAATATTAGCATATGCCTCAATAATAACGTGGTGTTTAATATTAGTTAAAATATTTAACCTATGGTTTAACTGATTAAATTGATATTTAAGAGTATATTTATTCATTTGATTTAACATATCAGACATTGAATCTAATACAGTTTTATAAACACCCAATTCACCAATTGTGGTTACATATGATGATAGATAAGGTTGATTAGTCACACCTAAGTTAACTGATAGGTTTGGGGTGTTTATACCTAATTGAAATAAACTATCGCCTCTAACTTCATAAAGATAAATAACTGTTTGAATTTCACAGGGTAAAGTAACATAGTTATATTTTGTGTATTCTTCAGTAAAGAAAGCTTGCTTATCAATAAAGTAGTATAACTTTTGAACAGCGTATTGATAACTACGATAGAACCAAGGAAGTGCTCTTGTTTCAACAATTTGTCTTATATTAGCATCTGGTAATGTTTTTGGCAAAGCACAAGAAATAGTTAATTCATTTTGAACTAAGTCAATTAATTCTTCGATTGTATATCCACCTTGGTAAGGCACATAAGTGTCACCTAATCTATTTGTATCTAACATAAAATTATCTTTATTTTACATATATATTAAATATCTAAATTGAAAACCAATCACCAACTTTTAATATATAACTAAAAACATATAACATAGATGAAGGATATGATAATTGAAATGGCAAATAGAAACATAGGTAGTTTATGTTTGTTTTTAAATAATACTAATAATAATATTTATTTAAACTATCTAAATGATAATATACCAAAAGGTTTATCTGAGAGAACTTTATCTGAGAGAATTTACTACTTTGTTAATAATTTAGATGAACTATTGTTGTGTGATTGTGGTAATCACTTATCATTTTTGGGATTTAAAAATGGGTATAGAAAAAGTTGTGGAAATAAATATTGTTATGTAAAAAATAGAAGAGAAACTTGTATAGATAAATATGGAGTTGATAATCCAAAGAGATCTAA